CACATTTGTTTGGATTTAAGTTGTGCAATATCTTTATTTTCATTCATAAAACGTTTCATATTAATAGAGTTTGCCTTACCGATTTTTTGTTTTTCATCATCAGATTTAATTCGACCAAAAGCGTGATGCCCATGAACAAAATCAGTATATGATTTTTTACCTACATTCCATGTTGAATCACCCATGCAACCACATTTACATTTAGGTATAATTCCATTATGATACCATTTTAGTGAATATTGTTGAAATGTTATTTGGTGTTTTCTTAAGTGGCGCCTGACTTGTTCTGGGTTATTAAAAGACTCATTACACTCTTTGCAAATTGTTTCATTTGTCATATTATAATTATAATATACCTGAATATAAACGTACACTAAATATTAAAAGCGAATGCCCTATTTTCATAGGGCACTCTAACTCTTGTTTTTCTCAACTATTTGTATAGTTGAAATAATACACTAAATTACGTTCATGTCAAGTATTGTAACAACCCCGTAAAAATCAGAACGAACAAGTTTCTTGCCGTATCTGGTCATTACGCCCTTACGTGGGGTGAAATCCTCTGGTGCGAAGATTGTTGGAGTCACAATGAGTGGCACATATGGAGCATAGACATAGCCTGTCTCCAAGTATGAACCGCCTTTGTAACCGACAAGGATCTTGTTACGTGGGAAATATGGATCTTTGTAAACCGTGAAACGATTTGACAAAGTACCGATTGCTTCAGCGCCAATGGTAAATGGAGAACCCACTTGGCCTTCGCCGTCCATTGAGAACTTTGGCTTGTAAAGAACTGATGCTTCAAGGATTGTGCAAACATCTGGTCCTGTAACCATGAAGTTAGCCGAACCACGAAGTGTCTTTCTATGAATCGTATTTGCAACATCGATGATCGTCTCAGTCAATGTCTCGTACCATTCACGAACTGTTCCTGTGAATTGAGGACCAATGCTTAGACTTGATGCCAAATTCTGACGGTCACCCGTTAGTTTATTGACAAATCGTCCTGGCGAGCGGCTCCAGAACATGTTGGCGCCATTGGCTGATGTAACAAGATCTCCTAGGATCTCGCGATCAATCTCAAGTGCAATTTGTTCTGAAAGAATGCTTGTCAATTCAACTTCTGCATCCATTGAGTGATATGCATTGAGATCTTGTGCCAACTCTGGTGACCAACGAGCTCTGAGCTTGCGGGTTTCAGCTGTAATAGCAATAGCTTCAATCTTAATATCAATTTCTGGAATTGCTGCGCTTGGTGACGAACCAAAATCAGATTCAAACGAAGGAATGGTCAATGTTGCACCACTACCTGAATCAACCTGAAGGTTAGCAGCAAGTGCCATTGTTACGTGTTGTGCGGCGGTTGTGAGTGCGGGAATTGAACCACCATTTGATAGTTTGATTACCATTTGAATGTGTGTTCCATTGAGAGGATTTGGTGTAAACACCGTGCCGCTCCAATCACCACGCCTATTCAAACGACGAAGGTTTAGAACTCCGAGACCTGATTGATATGTATCACTCCATGCAGTTGCACCATTGTTGGTTGCAAATGCAAATAATGAAATCTGCTCAGGCGAGAGAAAATCACCACGTGGAATTACGGCTTGGATTGAAGCAACTGTAAGATGCAAGAATGTTACATCAAAAGTGTTCAAACCAAGATCAACTTCAAGTTGTGGATCAAAACCTAACATACGAGCGTTGGTTCCAGAGAAGTCAGTTGATGCTGCTACGATACCGCTAGCTGCCCAGGTATCACCTGCGCCGGTAAAGGCACCAATGTTAAGACCAGAACCAGAAACGGCAGTGCTGCCTGAATGAACTCTTGAATAACCTGTATTGACAAGGTCATACATACCACCTGAAGCAAGTGAGCCCGATTGAACTCCTTTACCGGTTGGGTTATTGTAGATTGATTTTCCGCGCTCATAAGTTGCCTTAGTTGCGGCGTTTGATAAACCAAGACCAGCGTCACCGCCGACATTGCTACCATACGTGTAATCTAGATAGAAAATTAGGCCAGATGGAAGACTCATGGGTTGGATTGATACCAACTCATTAGCAACCAATCCACCGAATACTCTACGGACGATTGGGAATGCGATGTTTGAAAAGCCTTGGATTTGACCAGAGCTAGTTCCACCACCACCACCCGTTGAAAGAGAATTGCTCTCCTTTAGTAATTGTGCTGTTTGGTTTTCCAAAAGCTGAGACATCATCTCACGCTTAAAACCATCGAGACCGCGGAGCAAACCTGTGCGGCTCCACTTCTCTACGAGGCGAGCTCGTTCGGCACCAACGTGTTTGTCACGAATGCCTTGTGATAATTGATCTAGTGAAAAAAACTTCATTTTATATTCCTGTTACTTTCTATGTTGTTAAGAAAACGTTACTTACTGATTCCTGCGAGTTTGGCCCAACGACCGGTTTCAAATCCTTCTGAAAGATTTGTTGATGCAGGACGTGTTGTTGTTGAAGAAGAACCAACGACCTTACGATCGGCGTTTTCTTTCACCAGACGTGACGGACTGCCCAGCGTCTTAGTTAGGCTCTCATATACGAGCTTTACTTCGCGCTCTGTTTTTACTTCATCGATATGTTCGATGATGCTTGCCTTCTGTTTGTTTGTCAACGACTCAGATTGCAACAGTTTGTTTGTGTAAAGTAGCTTCGCGTTGAACAGATTCATTTCCGCCAACTTAGTACGGAGATCTTTGACAACCTTTTGCTCCGTGGGTTGTTTAGAAGCACTATTCTTAAGTGATTCTTTTTGAAGCAAAGATGCAGATTCTGCAAGTTGCTTCGTAAACTTTTTACAACGTGCCACAGAGTCATTAAACCTGCGGGCAACATGTGTATACTCTTCTTTGATTGCAGCGAACTTCTTAGAAAGACCTTTTGCTTTTGCGGAAGTAGCAGCTGCCTTAAGCAATTTACCACGTGATTTTGCACGTTCTTGTAAGCGCTTTTCAAAATGTACTCGGCGTTGAACTGATTCATGAGCCTTCTTATCAGAAGCTGATGCTTCATCTTCATCAAAATTATCTAGTTCACCATCGGCTTCATCTAACGGTTCATCTGTATCGTCGCCTTCGTCGGCTTCGTCAAGAGAAACATCCAAGGGTTCGCCTTCATCTTTTCCGCCGCCAAATGCAGCAAGTTTGCCAGGACCATTACCTTTTACTCCGGGAACTGCTTCTTCTTTGATCGATCGCATACGAGCAATTTCTCTACGAAGCATTCCTTCATCAATTTCTACAACGGTATCATCGCTTAGCTCCATGGCTTCATCAACATCCATTGGTTCTTCTTCGTCGTCAACTGAAAGTTCATCACCTTCTTCTGGAACTTCACTATCATCAGATAATGATTCATCATCAAAATCATCAGATGGTTCTAGTTCATCGGGAGGTAAATCACCATCCATTTCATCTTCATCGCCGGTTACAAGATCAACACCGACCGAGTCAAGGTCAAGTTCATCAGGTAAACCCGTCAACTTCAACGTGACGTCTTCTTCATTCATTGGTCGTTTGTTTCTCTTCAACATTTTTTGCTCCTGAAGTTTATTCAGATCTTTGTAATAGGTTTCTAACGTAACTTCGTAACTATTTTTTGTGCTTTTATCATTAATTGATTCATGCACGTATTCATACATATCTTCAACATGACCAATCATCTTATTGATTTGTTCATGAAGTGTTAATAATTGCGCTCCTGATTCACAGTAGTGCTTAAAATTTTCAATTATTTTTCCAACGTTGATTAATTTTGATTCAAAGTAAGCTAAATCCGTTTTTGAATGTCCATTTGAAACAAGTGATGATAGTGAATCAATTGAATCAGGGCTGAGTTGATATTCTTGTTCAACGTTGTCAGGGGGCGAAATTGTCGTATCTTCATCATGTGACTGAAGTGCATCAAGATCTAAAGTGACGTGGCCTGTTTCGTCTGGGGCTGATATAGCTGAAGTTGAGGGATCGTTGTTATTCAATGATGGTTCTTGTGTTAATACAGGTGTTGGGACCGCGGGTAAATCATCGGATAATAACTGTCCTTCAGGTGACACAGTTCCTGGTGCTGAATGGATTTCTTCATCTTCATCAAAATCAGAATCAGGATTTTCTTTCAACAATTGTTGTTCGATAAAGTCTCTAATTCTAGGTGTAACAACTTCAAGTAATGCACGTTTAGCATTATCTTCAGCTACTTCTTTTAGCTTTTTGACATCTGCGATTGCTTCATCGTATAGTTGTTTAGACATGAGTCTCCGTAATCTACAAAGTAAGTATTATCCATAATCCAATAATTACAAACCAGTGCCTGAATTTCCTTTAGGTAATTCAGTTCCTAATTGATTTGCTTCCCATACTTTTCCAGAAACTCGTGATGGGGATTTTGTTCCCGTATTTGGGGCGCCTGGAACATATTTTGGTTTAATATCAGTGCTAGTTATTTTGGGATCTTGATCTTTGTCAGATCCTGAAGTCTTTCCTGGACCTGGTGATGTGATGTCTGGTACATATGCATTTGCAGGATCGCCAGCTTTTTTCCATTGACCTGTTTCTGCTTTTTCCTCAGTGCTCGGCGGTTGAAATTCAGAATTTTTTCCACTAAAACTAAGATCAACACCTTGTGGAAAGTGTCCCATATCGCCAGATATTAAACCTTCAGTCGTTGTTCCACGTAAAATTTCATTTCCTGCCGTGGCAGCAGCAGCGATTGCTTCTTGTTGATCAAGACCTAAATAAGGTGGAGCTCCACCTTCTGTACCAACCACGGCCGTTGAGTCTGAATTTGATCCCTTAAATAATTTTTCAAAAAACGTACGTTTTGCCGATTTTGGCGGAACGTATGTTGTATATCTGCCCGACCCGGGACCTGATTCATTGGCCATTTGTGATACCCTTTCTTAAATTACTTCTTGTTGATACTACCAAGAACGCGAGCGCGTGCTTCGACAATTTTTGCAAGACGAGTTTTTAATCGACTTTCTTCAATTTTGAGTGCATGAATATAGTCAATCTTTTTCTCAAGAGAATCAGCCTGTTCATCAGCGTCTGTTTCTTTTGTGTCTTTTACTCGATCTTCAGTATCTTCCATGTCACCAAACTTGGCAACTTCTTCTTCAATAATTTTTTTCAATAGTGCGGGTGTGAGCTTCATTTTATAAACCTTTGTATAAGAGTTCTAACGTTTAAATATGTATCAACAAGAAGTTTATCATAATTTCTTGTTGGTTGATTGATCAAAAGCCAAAGATGCCCACTTTGAAGCTATATCTTCACCAAATATTTCTTCAGGTGTATGTTTGGCTGCAATTTGGCCTGCGGCACTGGGATCTGAGGGTGAATGATTTGACATCATTTGTGGTAATGAATTTAGCGCAGTATCTGCAAAAATTGATTCCATCATTTTATTTCCGCCTGCCTCGCGATTTATTGATTCTCGAAGAGCGGGCGTTATTATAGGACGTGAAGGTTCTGATTTTCTTATTGGTTTACGTATAATAGACTCATCTTTAGAAGATGGATTAGCACCCACTGAAAGCCCACCAATACCCTCTGATAAAATCTCAACAAGACACTCCTTGACAATTATTTTTAGTTGTTGTTTTGTTATTTTCATATTAACACGCAAATGAATGTTGAATTAGTTGTGCTAAATTACCTACAAACATAGTTTGGTGGGTTTGACCTTTATCATCTTGGTATTCAATTTCCAGTGATTTTGAAAATTCGCCCAATAATTTGTGACATTTATAACACTTGCTATTTTGTTTTTCAATAATTTTTGATAACCGTGTTATCTTTGGATTGATCATTGATATAAATTCATCATTACAAAAACATACAATTACACGTTCTTTTTGATCAAATAAACAAACTTGATTAGTTTGCTTAAGTTCATTTATCAAATTTGAAATATAATTTTTTATATTACTAAAATTTTCAATATTCATATTATCCTATGCCAGTCCATCCGGCCGAGCCATCATCTAGCGTGCCTGACAATTGTGGCATCATTGATGCATCAATATTTGTTAAACCAACCATTAATGAAAAGTGGGGGGCAGCGGCGGTGTGTGATCTAATAAACAATTGTTTAACACGAAGTTCAAATGATGCCTCTGTTCCAACGTTGGTCGAACCGTCAACAATATAATAGTTTCCGCCTTCAACGCCATTTTTCGTAAAACCGACTCTAATACTTTCACCATTGGCACCGTGATTTTTAATAAAAATAAATCGTGTGATTTTATCAAAATCATATCTGTATGTGGTGGCTGACATCGCTTGTGAAGATGTTACATAAGGTAAAGCCGACGACTGAAACTCTGCCGCGTTATTTAAACCACTTTTGGGATTATTAAGTGACATTCTATTTTCCTTGCTTTGTTGACACTAAAATGTCATTTAGAATTCTATCAATTCGATCTGATTTTGTAAAAATTGCTCGTAGTTCGCTAGTTGTAATTGTTTTACCTTCTGGAATCATAAATGCGGCGGGAGTTGATGGTTCGGAAACAACGTCCCAACAAATAATTTGAAAATCATCTTGTACAACTTGATAGTCACCCTGTTTTTGTGTTGAGCCAACGCCACGGGAAGATATACCAAGTTTGACGCCAGATTCAACAAGCGATTGTAATATTTTACCTGAAGGAGTATTAAGCAATTCGATTGTTCCTAATACGGTGTTACCATCAAGGTACGCTTCACGCATAATATGAGAAACATTTTTTAGATTCACAACAGAACTGTCGGGATGATCACATTCACCGAGGGCTCTATTTTCAATAATGAACTTTTGATAATTTCTTACTTCACGTTGAAGAACGTTTAATGGATATATTCGACCGTTCTGATTAAGCGTATCAGCTTTTTGAAGTATCCCTTTCATAAGGATTTTTCCATTATTTTGTTCTTTAGACTCCTTGATCGAGTCAGCACTGTAGTCAAATATTTCATAAGAACTAAGTAATTTCATGTTATTGGTCATATAACTCCTACACGTATTTCCATATATATCCACCAGCTTGGCGTCGAATACCGCGAGCAGACTCACATAAGTGTGAAATATTCGTTTTTGTTGTTTTTCCAGCTAACGTTGCTGATTTAAATTTCATAATTTGTTCACCAGATAATGAAAATTGTATAACTGGTTTTGATCTTGGCGAAACATAATTAATTGAATTACAACGTTTTAACATTTTAATTCGTTTAAGTTCACGTACTTCAGGACGATTTTGTGCAATTTTTTGTGCTAATCTATTTTTTTCCAAAAATTCTTTCGTAGAATGACTTTTACGTATTCCTATTAAATAACGTTTTCTAACATCCGGTTTATTAATTGCATTAATTGTCGCCAGGCGATGTAAGTGTTTACCTTCTTCTGTTAGTCTTACACCTTTACCACCATGGGTTTCATTGTATCCCATGGGCGATAATGTATTATTTTTTTTAATTAAAAACATTTCAATAGAATTTGCTTCATCAATTGTTTTAATATTGTCTTGAAGAATTTCATGTAACCAATTTTTTATTCCATATTTTTTAATAGCATTTTGAAAATAATATTTTCGAAATTTACTACGAACTCGTTTATCAAACGCAAGAGAAACATGTTCTTTCCAGCGTAAATCAATTGTTTTACTTGTTAGTCCTATATAAGATTTATTTGTTAATGAACAAGTGTGTTTATAAATCGTATACATCCTATTCTTCCTGAACATCAAGTTCTTCATTTAGTTTTGTATATAACATAAATCGCGAAACAACAACATCATCAATGTTTTCAAGACTTTCATTAATTAATTGATCGCGCACCTCTGACATTTTTTTATTCATAAATTCATTTACTGAATTTTCTTTTTCATAATTAGAAATCAAAAGTAACAAATTTTCTCTTGTTTCACTTAATTTCTTTTTAATTGTGCTAGAGTCTTCTAATGTAGTAGCAAATGCATATGATTTAATAATAGATTTTTGTTCTGGACTTAGTGAACCGGAATATTTTTCATTTAATTTTTTCATCATGACTTTCATCAAAAGTCTTGACGTTCCGGGTGATGCTTCAGTTATAGTATGATCAATTTGTTTCTGTTTTTCTGTAACCAACCACTTGTTTAGTTGATCTTCATACAATGCCAACCTACCAAGATCACGATTATCGTCTCGCCAATCATTAATTAATGTTTGTACAGTTGCATACATCTTATATTCATTAATCTGTTGATCATAGAAATTTTCATCATTAATAATATGATTAATATTTCTAATTAATAAAGATTTTTCTCGATCAAGTTCTTTAATATTATGTAATCTTGCGGCATTTTTCGCTTCAGTTATAATTGAAGACGCAACTAGTTCTGAACTAACAGTTGTTTTGATTAATGCATTTATTAATCTAAACTCTTTGTGTAACTCCGTACCGGGTCTAAAATATTTTCTCAATATTTTCAATGCCGTTGTTGATTTCTTTTGATCGTTTTCAACAAGTGATCTTGAAATACAG